AATGTTAATGTTGGATTCCATAGTTCTAGTTCGTAGTCATCTTCCATCATTCTAAAATGCCAGAACTCTCTATCAGTGATAAGCATATCTCTAAACCCACGTTCTTCTAATTCTTGAATTTTAAATCTTTCTTCATCCACTTTCATTTGATGAGTGGCCCATTGTTCAATCATTGAACGATAGTCTTTAGTAAAGTATGCTTGTATTTCAGGAAGAGTTTTTAAATTTTCTGGAGCCATTTGTTGTTGACCTTGTTCAGAGTCTGCCTCAACTCCCATTTCAGATAACTTAGTCATTATCTTATTTCTAGCATCTTCTAGTAAAACATCCTCAATCATCTGTCTTTTCTTTTCTAACATCTCATTGTATGAGGTGTCATCCACTGCTCTAAACATGATTCTTGATGTACGTTTAGAAAACTCATTTGTAAGAACATTGATTACACTAGGAATGATGGGATAGAACTTAAGCTCTAATGCTGAAGCATCTTCTTTAGTGAGAACATCTATTAAATCAGCCATCTCATTATTCTCTTCTACAATATAGTCAGTGCGATCTATAATACCTTTTGCTAGTTTATAGTTTTTAAGTAGACGTCTGGCATTACGTCTAAGTTGTTTCATACCCTGAAATTCTAACCAGTCTAGATTCCAAGCTCTCCATTGGTCGTCTTTGTCTTTTTGTGGTAAAAATTGAATAGGTTGCGTAAGCACCCCCATCTTGTGGTATTCAACTTTTTTGCCAGCTTTGAGGTCTAGTGCGTTATATATTTGCATGATTATTAATTAGTTAGAGTGATATTTTCAGAAATAACATATGTTAAATCAGCTGGTCCTGTTGTATTAATACAAACGTATGTACCAGCATTTACATCTGAAATTGTAATTGTTGAACTACCTGATGTTTTTAAAGGGACTTCTTGGTTGTGCATATGCTGAAGGTTTTAATTTTGATTGACCTACATGTCTGAATGGACTCCAATTTAATTTACTAAATTTTTGGGACACGTCCAAGTTTTGTTTTGTGGTTTCCACTCGTTTAGCTAATCCTCTATTAGATTGTTGCACCTTTGCAAAAGCTACAAGTGCACAGAATGATACAAGTCTATCGACATTGACACCCTCTCTATAAGCTTGCATTTCTTTTAGAAGCATTGGATCTGGTATTCTTTCCACTCCATATATAGTTTTTACTATAGTGCCATCTGGTAGAGTTTCATGATCTAGTTCTTCTTTGAGAAACTCAATACCATAAGATAATAGATTTCCTTTAAATAGTGTGCCCACATTCTTCCATCCATATTGTTGAAAGACATTTCTATTTGCACCTAAATCTTTTAAGAATAATATCATGTCTTTAGGTACTAAATATCTTTGTCTCTTTCTACTTATCATGTATTGTATAAACAAAGCTACGTTATTCTCAACTATTGTCCATGCATTATACCATTCTATAATAAGTTCTAGTCTTTCATGGGTTTTATTAATATCATCAAACCTACCACACCAACTAGCTACAATTTTATCTCTTTCTATAAAGTTTGTCACCTCTCCATTGCCACCATCTTGTATAACCTCTACAGCATTCTTTAATACATAAATAGCACATAATGAATCACTTGTAGTAGTTTTACCTTCTCCTACAGGATCTATTGAGGCGTAATACATACCAAACGTAGGATCTTTTACAGGTCTTTCATAGACGCATATTACACCTTCTTTATCATCAGTTTTTTTAGATATAGGAAATTCCATAATAGGAGTTTTCCTAGATTGCTTATCTATAATCTTACCTTCTGCATTTCTTGAAAGATCTAAATATTCCACCCCATATTGTTTATCACTTATACGTTGTAATTGTTTAGATACTAAATGAGGAGGAAATATACTAACCTTTCTAGTAGCAAAGGCTTCTTCTATATTACGTGGTTGCTGAGATATGGTAAGCTGAAATGCTGCAGGGTCCATATCTTTTTTCATCTTAGCAAATTCTATTTCTAAAGCTTCAAGAGCTTCCTCCACTTTAGAATTACCATACTGATCTATATAAGGAGGCATGCTCCATTGCTCTGGTATAAACAATCCAGTGATTCCTATTGTGCCCTCTTTATCTATAAGATTTGATTCAACACCATAGAATCCATTTTCTTCAGGATGATATATGTATTCTTTTAAGGGTTCACATTGTTCAAGATCACCCACAGATCCTGCAGCTATAAACTGTCCTGTGATGATATGGCCTGATTTAAGGGCAGGTTTTATAAAACCATATGTGTCATTCATCTTAGGAGCAATACCTCCCTCTTCATGAAAGAAATAAGTCACAGGACCACCCACACCATTTGTAGGATCTTTTTCAAATGAATAAGAGTTGATGGTAGATTTTAATCCTCTATACGTGTCACGATTGTTAATCCTCACTTTAATCTGCTGTTGCCAAGCTCCCACTTTATCAGGTTCAGCTGGTCTATACCATGCAGTGTGTTCATTTAAGAAGTTTTTATATTCATTAAGAAACTTCCAAGATCCTTTCTCATTTATATAATCTTTTAAACTGGCACCTATCTTTAACACAGCACCCTCTTCAAAATACCATTGGTTAATAAGCTTGGCCATGTGAAAATATGAACTAGCTATCTGACGTTTCTTTAGAATAATAGCATGCTTATAATGAAGTTCTCCTAATATCTCATATAGAGCCATGTGATATTGTGCGTCACGCACTTTAGCAAAGTCAAATCTTTTTTCCTCCTTATCGTAGATGGGAAGAAAATTAAGCCACATGTAATAGTCCCTAGTAAGATACCATGTTCTATCTCCATTATGCACTATAATACCTGTGCGACATTTATTCTTTTGATCATCCCAATATGCAAAAAAGTCTTTACTTTTAAAAGGAGCATGACAATAATATCCTTGCTTTTGAAACTTACGTCCTTCTACATTAAACATTACGCTTGATTCATCAAACTCATACTTACCTGGCTCCTTAAATAAAGGCAATACAAAATCTCTGAACTCTTCTCTTGTAGAAAATTCAGTGACAGACCATTGGCCATCTTTGTACGTAGGTACTTCTATAAAGTTATTCTGCACCTTCTCCATTTAAGATATGCTCTATTGCATTAACATTACCTTTAGCTTTATGTAATAGATCAAACAATGTATTAATGTTTTTACTTCTAAGAACTCCTGCATTTTTATAATCATTCCAGTATTCATTATATGTTTCACGTGGAATGGCTGCCCATTGTTCTGTATAAGCATTAAAGTGAAATACCCAATCAACAAGATAATTTAATGAATTGGGTTTATAATCTGGTTCGTAATCTTGATACACTTCTTGTTTCATATAGTTGATTTTAAAAATTTTTTTTCGTCTTCATAAACTTCATTCTTGTTAATATGATTATGAGGAAGTTTTAATAAATCTTCAGTGAGTATTAAACTTATAACATCTAATGTACCTTTTCTTCTATACAATGTATATAGTCCTTTAGTAGATTTTACTTTTCTATCTACAATCTTTTCTTTACAAAATTGATATAACACTTCTCTTTCAATTAATAAATAAGTGTCTACAAGTTCAAATGCAATGTGAGATGCACCACCATAAATCCATCCTTTATTTCCTCTTACATTTTGAAACTCCACCCAATGTATATCAGGATTGGCAGCTGCATCTTTCATGTTCACTCTCTTAATTCCTTTTATATCTACACTCATTTCACCTATATGCACATCTATATGTTCGTACATATCTTCAGTTTCTGAAGACCACTCTGCATTTTTAAATAAATTATAAAAATCTATTTCTGATTGTCTTCTTATTCTATCCATGCTATTGATCATAAGCTAAATTTTGTCCTCCTCTTACAGTGGATTGTTGTTCTTCTTTTAAATCTTTATATACACCTTTGAATGATTGACGTACAGCATCATACTTCTCAGCCATTCTAAGAAGTGCAGGACTAGATCCATCTCTACCAAAAGTGAGTTGTTCTGTGGCCATACTCTTGGCCATGTTATCTAAGAATATTTTAATACCCTGATATGCTCTGTACGTAGGAGTTTCATACATTCTCTTGCACATATTGAGAGCATGCGTAATCTTTTCATCATCAAGACTAAAGTCAGCATCCACTTCTTTTAATATAAAATGTTCTTTGTCTTGTTCAGGAATATCAAAGAATGGATTTAAATCTGGGTTTGGACAAGTCATATAAAACAAATAAGCATATATCTTTAAATGATCTTCTGGATGATCATCCATTATATCTTTAAGAAAGTTAAGTGTGTAACAGTGTTCACTTGGAATCACTTTACCATTTAGTACATCAAATAATCTAATCATTTTTTAGTTTTATGTATATGTCACTATTTACAGGTAGAGCTAAAGAATTATGATGGTACATTATTTTACCATCATCAGAAAAACCAGTGATTGTTAATATTTCATCTATGTCAACATTTGCTAGCACCTTGTTGCCAAGTTTATCTTTTATGATTTTAATCTTATCACCTATCTTTAAATCATTCATTTTTTTAAATCTAATGTTTCATTATGGTGCATCCTTATTTGATCACTTCTATAATGTCTTATGATTCCACCCTCACATAACACTACGCACCATATATCATTTTCAAATGTACCACCACTCTGTACATATATAGCATAGCCTTCTTTATTAGCTTCTACTATCACTGGTATAGGATTTTTAAATTCTAACATCATAAGCTTCTTAATAAATCTCTTCCATCCTTATTGTTTATTTTTCTAAGCAACGCATGATTTTTTAATTCACCATTGTGCACCCAACTCACTCTATTGTAATGCTTTTCTTTTTCAGACATGTAGCACTTACGTGCCATCTCTGTCATGTCTAATGTGCCTGCTTCATATTGATCTAACAACTCTGCTAGTGTTTGTATTTTATTTTCCTGAGTATTCATATTCTAATATTTTACCTACAAGATCAGATCTATGGTTATGTTTTAGTTTAATGTATTGTATTTCTGGAATTTTTTTAGAAAGTTCTATAACATATCTAAGTCCATTATCTCCAGCATTTCTAATATCTGTTTGTTCAAGATCACCATTAATTATAATCCTACCATTCTTTCCAAGCCTTGTAAGAATTGCAAGCATTTCTGCTTTAGTAAGGTTTTGTGCTTCCTCCACAACAAGAACATCATCAACAGTTTTGCCACGTATAAACTGTACAGGTAGTGCATTAACTTTTTCATCTTTAATAAGTTCTTCTATTTTTAATTTGTTATAACACTTAATTAGGTTTTCTTGGAATGCTTCTAAATAGGGATCAAACTTTTCATTAAGACTTCCTGGTAGAAAACCTAATGAATGTCCCACTTCTACAGCAGCTCTTGTTACTAATATCTTATCGCATTCTTTTTTAAATAAAAAATCAAGAGCACATTGTGCACTAACAAGACTCTTACCACAACCAGCTCTACCAGTGATGATAACAACTTGGTTTTCAAGGACAAGTCTTTTGGCTTCTTTCTGTTCTTCGTTTAAAGTGATGGCATATTTGATTTCACTCTTAAGAACTTTCTTTTGTTTTTCCATTAGTGTGCTTTTACTTTATGTTTATTTTCTTCTAACCATTGTATAAGAGCTATTGCTTCTTCTTTTAGATAGGGCAAATCATATTGCACTATATCTGTGACAATAGGATTGTTATCACTATCAAGAGCAGATATAGGATTGTCAAAACAATCTCTTCCTGCTTCTTCAAAAAGAATGTGATGAATTGTAAGAATCCCTGGACTAAGCTTAGGGTTATGCTTAAGAATAATATACATGTACATACTAAGCTGAAGAGCATAGTGATTAAGATGACAATCATCAAGATGGCTGATAGGATGAGACATTTTTTGAGAGATGCCTTCCCAGTTAGTAAATCCTTCAACTTTAATTTCTTTATTGGTTTTATAATCAGTGATGTGCACTTTACCATTTACCACTTCCACCAAATCAGACTGGCCACATACACCTGCTGAACGAAGGTACACCATGTGTTCAGGATAGATGCCATCTTTTAATTTCTGTTCTGGAGAATGTTTAATACCCTCGATTTCGATGGGTTTAAAAACAGGCACTGTTACACCATGTCTCTTCATATCATGTATCTGACATATATCAGCTTCTCTTTGGTTGTGATACCATGTGCCTAAATCTGTAGCTCTTTTAGCTTCTGACTTCCAAGTAGCTTTGATATCTTCTGGTGTCATACCATACCATTTGCTCTTCTTTGTTTTAGAACATTTAAGAGCTATCTTATCTGCTTCAAAAGGTTTTTTAAAATTAGATATTAAACTAGTTACACTTAACCAGTCCATATTATCTTCACTACGATATTTATGATCGTGTGCTGTGAATTTTAATATACTCATAGTCCTAGTTTTTGGTTTAATAAATCCTCTTCCTCTTCTGTAAGTTCAGCTTTCCATTTTTTAAGTGGACAATCTGAACTAAGAGCTCTAGTCTTTAATGATAGGCTGCATCCACATCCTCCAAATCTTTCATCACAACAAGGCTGGGTTCCTGGCACCATACAACCTTTTCCACTCTCATCATGCAAATTGCATCTTGTGCATATAAGCATTCTTTGATGAGCAATCTCTTCCACATCTTCTCTTTTAAATATACTATTTGTTATCCCCTCTACTATCTGACCTTTGCTTTTCCAAATCTGTATGATGTTATTTTTTAGACTCATCTTTATATAGTTTAATAAAATCTTTACGTTGGTTCTCTTCTTCCATTATTTGTTTAAGAGCTTTTAAATCAAATAAAGTTTCAGCTGTTTTAAATCTTGCTGTCATTTGTTGCATCCCTTTTTGTTTATTAGTCTCTTCCCACTTTTCTAAATTTTCAATCTTCTGTTTCATTTTCCAATGTTTAATTGTAAAATCTCCAAGATTGGTAAGATGTATTCGTTGGTGTTTTAACGAAGACATTGATTTTCTAATCTCCTGCCAGTAGAAGTCTATAACATCTTTTACTAAACTTTCTGATTGTTCTGTAAGTGTTGCCACTTCAGGAATCAATGTCTTTGCTTTTCTAGGATGTAGCAACGCTTAAAAATTTAAAGTCAAGAAGAACATTTCCAGTGCTATGAATATTTAACGTTGGATTAATTATAATTTTCTTTTTGTTCTTTCCTTCTTTTACAATCAATCCTTTCTTTTCTAGTTTAGCTAAACAGTTACGTGCACTTTGTGCTGAAGAAAATATTTTCTTTTCAAATATGTTATTGCAAAACGATGTTAGTTCTTGTTCCCCATCAAGAACAAGAATAGTAAGACAGTTAAGTTCTGCATTACTTAGTTGTATTGTAGACAAAAAACAATGAGTGACAAGCTGGTATTTTACAATACCCCACTTATCCATCTTCACCTTCTTGTCCACTTGATTTACTATTGCCATTATAATTCTAATTTAAAGCTCATATATTCTTCCTTTGTGCCAGCCCAATCTTTATAAGTTAACACTGGGGTGGCTCCAAAGTTGTCAAATATTTTCCAGCTTGCTCCTTTACGTGCTTCTCCTGTAATGTATTCATACCCAGAATTAGATGCCCATTCTATAGTTAACTGAACTAGATCATGACCTAGCCCTTGTCCTCTATATGCAGGCATCACTGTAACACCTTCTATATGAGCTACATTACTAGACTTCCATGTTACAATTATTTCACCTATTAGTTCTGTCTTATCTCTAAGCCATATGCCCTGAGTGGTGTCACTTTCCTGTAACATGTAAAGCTTATACTTGTCATCCCAACGAAGTTCTTTAGGATGTTCTTTCTCAAACTTGAAAGTTTCTTTATAATCTTTAAGCTTATATAAAGGAGCATTCATTCATTTATTTTTTTAATCCTCTTTGTTTTTGTTCTTCTTGTACAGGAGCAGGTGCGTTCTCTTCTGCAATAAGTACATCATCTCCCACTTTCAACCCAGCTTCAACTAGTTCAGGATTGGCATCTAAGTCTTCCTGTGTCACTTTATGTGGCTTACCTTGAGGAGCTTGTTGGTTTGGATTGGTGGCATTACCTATAAAAGACAAAGCTTTAATTTCTTCTGCTCTTGCTACAGCCAACTTAGTGTTAAGCTCTTGTAACTCAAGCTGTTTTGTTTTAACATCAATCTGCTCTTGCATAAAAGCCATAATTTGTTCTTTACTTGGAACCCCTTGTTCTTGGTTCATTTCTGGTGTGTTTACTTCTGACATTGTTATTGGTTTTTAATTATTAAAGAATTATATCATCATCATTATGTTGTTCGTCCTCCCATGTAACATTAATGTAATTAGACCATATGTCTACCATTTCATGATAAGGAGTGTCTAATATAAAAGTATCACCATGGGTGGTGTATACACTAGAGCAGTTATAAGACTCCTCTTCTCTTTCATCAGTGCTCATCTTAATAGCAGTGATGACATTAAGATCAATGGCAAATGGAAGCCATTTACCTGCATCATCCTTAATACCTAACAAATCCATTTCTGTAGGATTAACTGTGTGACATTGCACTTTACATTTGTGTACCATTATATAGATTGTTTTGGTTTATGTGATTGGTGATATTGATTGTATGTAAGGTGGTTACTTCTATTAGAAGCTTTACTCATCTGCATAGCTAGCAGTCTATAAGCTAGCCCATCTCTTACATCCACTACAGGAACCCCCACCTCTTGTCCCCATCTATTCTTAACCACTCTGTAATGAGAAAAAAGATCTTCTTCTCCCTCTGTTGTTAGTTTTCTAAATTCTGTCTGGTTCATAATATAATATACTTTAAATGTTTAAACTTACCAAATTTAGTTATATATTATATAAGTGGTTTAAAAAGATACCCCCACACTATTAACATTTAATGGTATACCCCCACTAGTATATTAGAAGATGTAATGGGGTATTCAACTGCAACCCCTACTCTGTTTTGGCAGTGTGGGGTACCCCAGCTGTCATATTCTTTAACGCCTTAAAACTTATAACATGGCAACAACTCAATCTTTCGAAGCAACAATCCTTAACATCTCTGAGGAAGTTTTCCCAAAGTCTAATGGCAAGCAGTTTCTGCGTTGCGAAGTTAGCTTTCAATCTGGTCCACTCGTGGGCAAGAAATACTTCGCACAGCGTACACTTGGCGAAGACAAAGCTAGTATTAGCGTTGGACAGTCTGTACAATGCATCCTTAATGTCGTAACAGACAGCAATGGTGTGAAGCGTCCATTCTTCGAGATTTCGACATCTCGTGTGGATTCAGCAGACGACATCTTGGGTGCGTTGGGCTTGTAATCTTGTCGAACAGTATAATAGTGTGCACGTGTAACAGCGTGTGCACTATTTTTTTATTTGCACAAGCCACTCAGTTCGTCTTTTATACACTGTATATTTTTTTAGTTTATATATTTCACTCAGAATCTAAATCTTTTACAAACATGTTAGCAACCATTCTATTAGATGGAACTGTTGTATTAGTGAGCAGCATTAAAGATGCTATCACTACAGCAGAAGACGTGCGTAACGCATAGTCTCATCCACAGTTATTGCATAATCTGTGTTAAATAAAATGCATAAGCCATTGATAATGTGTGTGTTACTGTGATAGGTAGACACACATTGTCACTTTTTTAATGTTCACACTTTCCACTCAGAACTCAAATTTTGGGTGGCATAAGATAGCTATAATATTATAAGCCATAGTAACAACAAGTATTCTAGAGGACTTGTATGCTCACCTACTGTCACGTTTAATGACAGCTTGATACACAGCACAAACTGCAAGGGGCTATGGTTTATATTCTTATTTAACTTACACGTTAGACAGAGGTCTTGAAATGATATATAGTATCTGCACCTAACTAGTAGCCAAGAGAACAACTATGATAGAAGGGAGTCATTCTCCTATTGTTCTCATGTTTTATTATTCATCCTTTAAATAGTTTACTTATGAACATTGAACAAGAAATAGATGCTCTTAAGCATTATGTTCACCCAGAAATCTATTGCTCACGTGAAGTGAGAGAAGTATTAGACCAAAATGGTTTTAAGTTTCTTGGATGGCGTAATGATGGTATACTATTACCATATGATG